AATGGTTTAATTACTGCGACTCAGTAGAAGAAGTAGCAGAATTATATGCAGATTTAAAAATGGATATAAAACAACAAATGATGGATAGGATGAAGTATTTAATAAATAAATACGAATAAAATTCGATATTTATGGAGGTTTATCATGAAGCAACAAAAAGTAGTCAGGACGAGGCCGAAAGGTAAAAGTTACAGCTATGAAGCTAATGCATATGATCATCTAAATGAATCGCTTAACAATGGATATAGAGTCGTAATGTGTACTCCGATAGGTGAAGATCTTGAATATATATTAGAAAAAGAAATAGATGATAAAAATTGATTTTGAAAGGATGAAAGACTCGAAATTTGGAAATGAAGGGGGTGGAGCTGCTGTATATCCAAGATGCAGATCTCAAAATCAAAACGTATGAATTTCATCAGAGAAAGAATCTACCATGGGACCTAAAGCAGTATCTCACCGAAAGGCGTATTGTTGAATGGTATGAAGCACATGACGGATTAGTTTATGTAAGCTTTTCAGGAGGGTTAGATAGCACAGTTTTGCTTCACATTGTAAGAAAAACGTTAGGAGATGATATACCAGCGGTATTTTCAAACACAGGGTTAGAGTATCCAGAGATAGTGGTATTTGTATATACTTTTTTCAATGTAATCATAATAGCTCCATCAATTCCGTTTAACCGAGTTATAAAAATACATGGTTATCCAGTAGTATCAAAGGAAGTTGCTGCAAAAATAAGAAAACTAAGGCATGGCAACCTGTCAGAAAAGTATAGAAGTTATCTCATGAATGGTGATGAAAGAGGTAAATTCGGAATGTTGCCTAAGAAATGGCAGATTCTTATAAATGCTCCTTTCGATAGTTCGGAGAAATGCTGCGACATAATGAAGAAAAACCCATTTAAAAAGTACCACAAAGAAACTGGAAGAAAGCCATTTGTGGGAGTGACGCAAGATGAAGGATACATGAGAGAGAGGATGTATAACAAAACAGGCTGTAATGTATATGATGGTGATTATCCAAAAAGTCAACCATTGGGATTTTGGAATAGACAAGATATACTCAGATATATAGTTGAAAACAAACTTGAAATTGCCAGCGTGTACGGAGAAATTAAACAAGATTCTAATGGGGACTATTACACCACCGGAGAACAGCGTACAGGATGCATGTTCTGCGCATTTGGGTGCCACATGGAGCAATGCCCCAACAGATTTCAGCGCATGGCTATGACGCATCCTAAGCAATATAACTACTGCATTAATCAACTAGGGTTAGGTGAGGTATTAACTTATATAGGCGTTGATTATTTGCCAGTAGGCGAGCAAATTAGCTTTTACGATTAACCTAATAAAAACGAAGTTTGGAAAGGATGGTGAATAGATGAAGGAATACGTCAAACTACAGATCATCAAGCACGCTTTGAAGTATTATCTTTCACGTGATGCAAGCGAGGAAGATAAAGCAAAAGAAAGAACCGTATTAAAAAATATAATAGAGGAAATTGATTTATTAAAGGCTAGATATAGAATATAAGGGCAGGAAGGGGTTAACGATGAATAAAGTTGAGTTAATAGGAAGATTAACAGGCAATGTGGAGGTGACTTATACTCAATCAGCTACACCCGTGGCAATGCTTCAGAACGCCATTGCTGTGAGAAGAAAGTATGTGAAACAGGGAGAGACTGATGCGGAGTTCTTCAAGGTTAAGGCATTCAGCAAGACTGCAGAGCTTATGGCAAATCATCTAAGCAAAGGAAGTCAAGTTGGTATAGTGGGCAGGCTAGAGGTCGAAAGGTGGGAGAAGGATGGTATTAAACATAGTCAAGTGGTTATTGTTGTTGAGGATATAACCTTTATAGGAGGTAAGCCGGAAACACATCAACCACAGGCAACCACGATGGCAGATGATGAAGAATTGCCTTTCTGAGCAAATTGTAATACAAATTCATACAGCACAAACAAGTATTGTAATACAAAATCATACAAATTGGGAGGCGTTTGGAATGAGATTAATAGCAATAGACGCAGGTAAATTCGCGACAAAAGCAGTTGCATTAGAAGGTTCTTCACTTTATTTCAGGACTAAGAGCACGAAAGTAAGAGAGAATCTTGATATAGACACATCTGGCAATAGTTATAAGGTGCAGCTAGACAAGGGTACATATATAATCGGCGACCAGGGGGAGGAGTCAGATCACAGTTTGGAGAAAAATAGCTTGCTTCATAAGCTGGCGATTTATACCGCAATAGGCCAACTAGGATATGACGGCGTTGTTAATATAGTTATTGGATGCCCAGCTAGCCTATACATGAGCAAAGATAATCGGAGACAATACAAGGATTACATAAAGGATACTCCTGATATTTTTAAGCTAAACGATAAAACCTTAGATATTATGATTGATGAAGCATTAGTCATGCCAGAGAGTAGCGGTGTTGTTTATACAAACGTAGGGTTATTCAATAATAATAGGGTTGCAGTAATAGATATTGGCGGAAGGAATATGAATTTCACAATATACGACAACCTCATCCCAGAAATAAACTCCATGATGACAACAAATCAAGGCTCCATGGAAATAGAGACCATGGTAAAAAAGAAATTCGAAACACTTTATAAGACAGCATTAAGCGCAAGAGACATCCAGCAGATCATTAACCAAGGAGGCCTTAAATACAGAGGCGAATTACAAATTGAAAGCGTAAAAGCATTAAAAGAAATTATGCAAGAGTATTCAGAGAAAATTGTAAGCACTATAGAAAAAGACTTTTCCCTTAACACATTAGAGGTGGTTATAACAGGCGGCACAGGCTCACTGATTAAAGATGAAATACTAAAGCAAATCCCTCACGCTATATTGGCACCTGAAAGCCAATGGACAAACGTAAAAGGGTTTTTAAATATCGCAAAGGTGAGGTTTAATGGATAGAAAAACAGTAAGCGTAAATTTTGATAAAGACGTGAGCCTATATAAATATGTGAAAAGCCAAAAGAATTCATCTGATTTTATAAGAGATTGTATCAGAGAAAAAATGGAAAGAGAAAAAGGGCATACCAATGAATTAGAGCATATGGTTGAAAGGGTTGTGAAGAAATGTTTGAAACAACATAGTATAAGAGATAATAATACAGAATGTGATAGTAATGAAACACAAGCTTTAAAGGCTGCAGCAAGTTTTTTCGATGATTAATTGAATAAATACCTGAACGCTTATGTTAAATTCAAAAGGGATTTAATATGAGTGTTTTGGTGCTTATTTGAACAAAGTAATAAATTATATTAACTGGGAGGCGTAATATGATTTTAGATAAAAACGTATACAAGAAAATAGAGTACTATCTTTACAACTATGAAATGGAACATGAACAGCTTGAATTAGTGGAGGATGATATCATCCTTGGAGTTAAGACAGGGTTTATTGATGGCGGCAGGAGTAATCAGGTAAGCAGCAAAACAGAGAATAGTGCATTGAAGTTGATTGAGAACAGAAAAGATTATGAGTGGTTAGATGTAATACAAGCTACTCTAACGAGATTTAAGGGAACAGAACATGAAGCGGTTATATCTCTTACATATAAAGAACAATATAAGCTACCTAAAATATTACGGCTAATGAATCTTGAGAGAACAGCTTATTACGATAGAAAGAATGATGTGATTATGTATGCAGCACTTAAGGCCACTGAGAGAGGGCTAATAAACCACTGATTCTTTTTTTGAAAAAGTGTAGGAGAATTTTTGTAGGAGAAAAATAATAGGAGAATAAAAGTAGGAGAAAATAAATAGGGGACTTTTTTGCAATATTTATGTGCTAATATGATAGCATGAAGTAATGCATAAGAAACTCGTCTCCCCAAGATAGGCACTAGGTGAACAATCCCTGGTGCTTTTCTTATGCAATAAAATAACTGTTTTCTAAAAGGTGGTGAGTGCAATAAACAGGGTAGAGCCCATAAGAGATATTGATATGGTTAAGGATATAGGCAAGTACTTCAAGAGTAGGTGTGAACGGAACTACATCATGTATTTGCTTGGAGTGTACTCAGGCCTAAGAATAACAGACATTCTAAATCTCAAAGTGAAAAGTGTTAGAAATAAATCATCAATTTCTATGAGAGAGCAGAAAACAGGCAAGCAGAGGATATTTCCTATCAATCCTTTTTTAAGGAAAGCATTAGAGTCTTATATAGATGAAAACGACTTAGAACCGGATGACTACTTGATTAGAAGACCAGGCGTAGAGAATAAACCGATTACAAGGGATATGGCTTACAAGATTATGAAGCAGGCAGCAGATTACTTTGGTTTATATAACATAGGCACTCACACGCTGAGAAAGACATTTGGATACCATCATTACATGCAATTTAAAAATGTAGTTATATTGCAACGGATATTTAACCATAGCGACCCCAGTATAACCCTCATTTATATAGGCATAGAGCAGAGCAAAATCAATGAAACAATGAATAAATTTAAGCTATTTTAAAACGCAGTATCCATAATGAGAAAATGTATAATGCACAATAAAAATATAAGTATTGTATGTTGATATACAAGCGTTATGTATTAGCAGAAATATTATACACAATAGAAGATATGAATAGTATTTTAAGGCAAAGGAGCAGAAGACATTTGAAACCTTATGCAGAGAAGTTTTATAAAAGCCCTGCATGGTTAAGGTGCAGGAAAATGTATTTCAATAGTAAGTTTGGTCTGTGTGAAAGGTGTGGAGAAACAGGAGACATAGTCCATCACAAGAAGTACATAACACCAAACAATATTAATGATGCCAAGATAACTCTTAGTTGGACTAATCTCGAAGTGTTATGTCAGGATTGTCACAACAAGGAACATCATAGTAATAAACAAAGTGTGATAGAAGAAGGGTTAATGTTTGATTGTAATGGTGATCTAGTACCTATATCCCCCCCATAAATTATTGATAATCACGCTCTCTCAGGACCGATGGGGGAGGTTCAAAAAATACACAGGTCGATTCTATGAGGGGGTGTGGTATTTCAAAATAAAGAGAGGTGAAAAAATTGGCAGATTTATCGAAAGATGAAAAGATTAAAAAAGAGATAAAAAGACTTAACGCTATTTTCAGACACATAGATCCTAAATTGAAAAAGACAGTTTTGTCCCTTATTGAAAATGCAGCATTTATGGCAGTAACACTAACAGAACTTCAATATCACATCAATGAGCATGGAGTTACAGTTGAATATCAAAACGGAGAGAACCAATGGGGAACAAAAAAGTCTCCTGAGGTTGAAATATATAATACGATGATAAAAAATCATGTGACTATTATGAAACAGCTTGCAGACTTGGTGCCAAAACAGCCGCTAAAAGACGAGGATGATGGATTCGATGAATTCGTGAATGATAGATGAGTAAAGCATTGAGAATTAAGTATGCAGTAACGTATAATCCAATACTTGAATATTGGCAGCTTATATGTGATAAGAAAATATTAGTTAGTGATAAAGTTAGGCGAGTATTTAAAAAGCTAGTTAAAGACTTAAAAGATAAAAATAGTGAATATGAATACGATAGCGTAAAAGCTAATCATGCTATTGAGTTTATTGAGAATTACTGCAAACATTCAAAAGGGAAATGGGGCGGTAAGCCTGTAATCTTAGAATTATGGCAAAAAGCTATAATAGGGGCTACATTTGGTTTTGTACATAAGATAGATGGCACTAGAAAATATAGGGAAGTATTCTTAGTGGTGGCACGTAAAAACGGTAAGTCCACATTAGGAAGTGCTATTGGTCTATATCTTCAAGTGGCGGATGGAGAACCAGGAGCAGAAGTCTATGCAGTAGCTACAAAGAAGGATCAAGCAAAATTAGTATGGATGGAAGCTAAAAGAATGGTTAAAAAGTCTCCTACGCTATTAAAACGTATAAAAACGTTAGTAGGTGAGTTGGTAGCTGATTTTAATGATAGCACATTCAAACCACTAGGCAGTGACAGTGATACTCTAGATGGACTAAATGTACATGGAGCAATGATGGATGAAGTCCACGCATGGAAAGACCAAAACTTATATGATGTTATCGTAGATGGTACAAGTGCGAGAGATAATCCATTGATATTCATCATTACAACAGCAGGAACAGTGCGTGAAAGTGTATTTGACTTGAAATATGAAGAGTCAGAAATGGTTTTGAATGGATATGAAAGTGAAGATGGTTATAAGGATGAACATTTCTTGCCAATTATTTATGAATTAGATAAGAGAGAAGAATGGACAAACCCTAAGTGTTGGATTAAAGCTAACCCGGGGCTAGGGACAATAAAAAAACTAGACCAAATAGAAGGGAAAGTAAATAAAGCAAGATCTAATCCTAAGCTAGTTAAAAATCTTGTATGTAAAGACTTTAATATAAGAGAAACAGCAGGAGAAACATGGCTCAACTTTGAACAACTTAATAATACTAAGACGTTCGACCTGTCATCATTAAAGCCAAGATATGGCATAGGTGGAACTGACTTATCTAAAACAACAGACCTTACAGCAGCTAAGGTTATTTTTATGGTTCCAGATGATCCTAACATATATGTAATGCAAATGTATTGGCTTCCAGAAGATTTACTAGAAGAGAGAGCACGTGAAGATAAAATACCATATGAAAAATGGCATGAAATAGGGCTTCTAAGGACAACGCCTGGAAACAAAGTGCATCCAAAGTATGTTACAGAATGGTTTTTAGAAATAAGGGAAAACCATGATATTTATTTGCCTTGGATAGGCTATGACGCATGGAGTGCTGATTATTGGGTAGAAGAAATGCAGACTCATTTCGGAAAAGAATGTATGGAGCCTGTTAGGCAAGGAAAATTCACATTATCCTTGCCTATGGATACGCTTGGGGCAGATATTTCAAAGAAGATAGTGGTATATAACAATAATCCTATAGACAAATGGTGTTTAAGTAATACAGCAGTTGAGTATGATAAGAATGGAAATATGCAGCCTTGTAAAACGACTAACCAAAGAAAGCGTATTGATGGGACCGCTGCATTGCTTAACTGTTATGTAGAGCTTGAAAGACATAGAAACGATTATCTTAATATGATATAAGTACTACTATAAATTTATAACTGAAAGAAGTCCTTTTGGAGTGTGGGGATGGAGTAGGTTGATATAGTGGCTTGTATTATATAAAAAACTAAGGGGGTATAAATGAAATTATTTGATAGATTTAGAAACAAAAACCCAACTCAAACAAGAATAAAAATGATAAGCGAGTATGGAACAACATTCTATGCTTGGAATGGAAAAGTTTATGAAAGTGATGTTATAAGGGCGTGTATTAGGCCTTATTACAAGGCAGTTGGGAAATTAACGGCTAAACACTTATTAAAAGCTGAAAAGGACATTAAAATCAATAAAACTCCATATATAAAAGCATTACTAGAAAATCCTAACCCTTATATGAGTGGCCAGATGCTTCAAGAAAAGCTCGCTACGCAATTAAAACTTAATAACAATGCATTCGCATATATAAGCAGAGATGAAAACGGCATTGCAAATGAAATATACCCTATTCCATGTGTGTTGGCAGAAGCTATCTATTCGCAAGATAGCTCATTATCAATAAAATTCACTACTAGAAATGGAAATACAATAACTTTTCCGTATGAAGATATCATTCATCTAAGGCAAGATTACAATGAAAACGATGTATTTGGTGAAAGTCCATCAAGAGCACTTACTCAGCTTATGGATGTAGTAACAGTAACAGATCAAGGGATAGTTAATGCTATAAAAAATAGTGCTGTGATTAGATGGCTCATGAAATTTACACAAACAATTAGACCAGAGGATTTAAAAAAACAAGCCGAAGAGTTTTCAAACAGTTATCTTAGTACTTCCGAGAATGGCACTGGAGTAGCGGCAGTAAATGGCAACTATGATGTACAACAAGTCACTACGAATGATTATGTTCCAAACAGTAGCACGATGGATAAAACAATTACAAGACTTTATAATTTCTTTGGCACTAACGAAAAAATTATTCAAAGTAAGTACACTGAAGATGAGTGGAATGCATACTACGAAGCTGAAATAGAACCAGTTTCTATTCAAATGGCAAATGAGTGGACACGAAAAATGTTCAACAGAAGAGAAAGAGCATTTGGGAATAGTATTGTATTTGAATCAAATAGCTTACAGTATGCCAGTATGAGCACAAAGCTTAACTTATTACAAATGGTAGACAGAGGAGCAATGACGCCTAATGAATGGCGATTGGTTATGAATCTTGGACCTATAGAAGGCGGAGACAAACCTATTCGTAGACTTGATACTCAGGTAGTTAAATAGAAAGAAGGTGAGATAATTGCCAAAAGTTAATATTAAAGGGCCTATTATTAGAAATAGCGATCAATGGATTTATGATTTGTTTGAAATTGAAGCCACAAGTCCAAGCAAAGTATATAAAATATTAGATGCCGTTGAAGGTGAAGAAGATTTAGAAGTAGAGATTAATTCATGCGGCGGAGATATTTCAGCAGGAAGTGAAATTTATACAGCAATAAGGGCATACAACAAAGGTAAGAAAGTAATTAATGTTGTAGGTAGCGCATACAGCGCTGGTTCTGTGATTGCTATGGCAGGACCATGTTATATGAGTCCAACAGCTATGATGATGTGCCATAAAGTTTCAGGTGGTGCTAGCGGTAATAGTGATGTTATGGATAAAACTTCTAAAGTACTAAGAATTGCAGATCAAACAATAGCAAATGCCTATGTTGCTAAAAGCGGTATGTCAATGGATGATGCGCTTGCTATGATGCAAGAGGAAACATGGCTAACTGCACAGCAGGCAAAGGACAGAGGGCTTATAGATGGGATTATGTTTGAGGAAAATCAAACAACCACTATTAGTCCTCTTTTTAATTCATTTGATGGCTTGATACCACAAGCAATCATTGAGAAGATGCAAAATGAAAAACTTGATAACAGGCAATCTAACCAAAACCAAGAAAGATTAACACTACAAAATAAATTTAATTTCCTAAAATTGAAAGGTGGTATATAGAATGAAATTTAAAAACAAACAAGATTATTTAGAGCAAAGAACAACATTGATGAACACTATTGAGGGCATGATGAATGCTGCAACAAATGAAGAAGTAGAAAACAAAATGAAAGATGTCGAAGCGATGGATAACGCTTGGGCTGAACAATCTAAAGAACTTGCAAACAAGGCGGCTTTAGAGGACAAATTCAAGATATTAAATCTTGCAAGCAAATCTCAATCAGTAGCAGGTCAAGTTATTGATTCTACAAACAACAGTATCACAGATGACAAGGTTTATGTAAATGCATGGGCTAAAGATATGTTAGGGGTCAAGCTTACAGATGAAGAAAAAAATACATTTAATATGGTTAATGCAGCAATGACTACAGAAACTCATGGAATACTAATCCCTGAAACAGTTGTTAAGGGGATTTGGAAGGAAATTGGACAGCAATATCCATTCTGGGCAGATGTTTCTAAAACTTATATTAAAGGTAATTTAACTATGATTAAAGGCACATCTTCTAGTGACGCAGCTTGGTATGATGAAGCTACGAGTACTGCTGATGGTACAGAAGGTTTTGCAGAACTCAATTTAACTGGATGCGAACTTTCAAGGTCAATTACAGTTTCATGGAAACTTAAAGAAATGACAGTAGATGAATTTATACCTTACATACAAACACAACTCGCTGAAAAGATGGGAGCAGGTCTTGGGTATGGAGCTGTAATAGGAAAAGGTAAACCAGGCGGTGGTGATACATTCAAGCCAGAACCAAGAGGCACTATAACTGCACTAAAAGCAGAAGAATCTACCCCACAAATTGTATCATATAGTGATGTAGATGTATTATCATACGACAAATTTACAACCGCAATGTCTAAAATTAAAGGTGGATACTTAAAAGGCGCAGCAGTTTATGCAGATAATAAAACTATATGGACACAAATTGCTTCACTTAAAGATGAAGTTGGAAGACCTTATTTTGTTCCAGATGTAACAAGCGGCGGAGTAGGTCGTATTTTTGGTCTTATAGTAAAAGAAGATGATAGCGTTACAACAAATTCAATACTTATTGGAAATGCAGCAAAAGGCTATCATGCCAACATTAACAAGCAAGTTACTTTAGACAGCGAAGATCACAAGAAAGAACGTGTAACTGATTATATCGCTTATGGTATAGTCGATGGAGATGTTGTTACAACTAAGGCATTTGTATTAATTGCAAAAAACTAACAGTGGTTATCTATAGCCAGGCAGACCTTGAGGCTATGACTATTGCTCAAATAAAAGCATTAGCCGATAGCCTCGGCTATACGATAACCAAAACATTAAAGGCTGATATAATTCAAGAATTTTTAAGTCAGCAGGGGTGATAGCATGTTAGAAAAAGTTAAAATGTCACTTAGGATTACTCATGATGCATTAGACTCAGATATTTCTGATACTATAGACGCTTGCAAGAGGGACCTATCTATAAGCGGCGTAGAAATTATAGAAGATACTGACGAACTTATTATTCAAGCTTGTAAAACATATGCAAGAGCAGAATATGATTTTGGAGGTAAGGGAGAGAAGTATAAGGAAAGTTACGAATTACTTAAACAACATTTATCGCTATGCGGAGATTATAAGGTGGTGGTTGAAGTTGTGGATTAACGTAGCAGAACTTTTAACAATTATAACTGTAACAGATGATGCAGGGGATCCTACAGAGCAACAAACATTTACTCGGGTGTTTTGTAATGAATTGTCAGTAGGACAGACTGAATTCTATCAAGCCATGGCAACAGGATTAAAACCAGAAATTAAACTTGAATTGAATCGGTTTGAGTATAACAATGAAAAAAAAGTTAAGTATAACAACATTGTTTATGACGTAATCAGGACATACGCTAAAGATGTTGGTATTATTGAGGTTACTCTTGGAGGCGGTGTTAATAATGCCACTTCCTAGGAGCGTAAAGATTACAAGAAATGGAGTAGAATACACAAATAGCGTAGAGCTTGTGCAATACACATTAAATGAGCTAATAAGGGCAGCATTAAGAGATTGTGGGAAGCTTCTATGCACTAGATTTAGAATCGCCTACTATGGCGCATTCAAAAGAAAAAAAGGACGAGTTGGAAAGTTTACTCAGTACTGGGTAAGAACAAGGCAAGAAACACCAGATTTGCTTGTTGGCATAAAGCCTAATGCTTTTTATGGAATGTTTCAGGAGATAGGTTCTAGCAAAACTGATAAGCTCGGGCTATTGTCTATGGTGGCTAGAGAAAACATAGATGAGATGCAACGCATACAAGCACAATATCTAAGTGCAATAGAATCACCTGATCCACAAATACCAAGTGAAGATGATTACGAGGGGGAATAACATTGGACCGCACTGAAAAATTGAAAACATACTTGACTACATTGCTTGAGAATGCTTGCAGTAATGTTTTCTATGAGAATTCAACAGACGATGCCCCTTATCCGTATATTGTTTATAGCTTAGAACATGTAAAAGACGAGGATAAGTATAATTATGATTTAGAGGTTCATGTATGGGATAAATCAATTAGTAGCAAGCTGGTTGAATCAATATCGGATAATGTGGAATTTACTCTAGATGGTGAATATTATACAGACTCAAATCAATCATTAACATTAGGTTTGGATACTCGAATTAGCGTACCAGACCAAGACAAGAGCCTAAAACATCGTAGGCTCTTATTTGATTTACAATATTATTGGAAAGAAGGATGATGAGCAAATGGCAAAAAGGTATAGTGGTTATACAGCTAAAACAATGGGTAATAGGCTCGTTGGAGCAGGAGCAATTTTTAAGAATTATAATGTTGAAACAGACACCCCAGCCACGGCCATAGAGAAATTGTTAGGAGCAACGAGAGGCGGGGGATCATTTATTGCAAAACCTGTGTTAAGGCCTATAGAGGTTGATGGTGTGCCTGGAAAAGTAGAAGGGATGCAAGAAATTGATAGCTGGGATGTATCTTTGGATATAAATTTAATAGAGGTCACTGCTGAAACAATAAAATTAGCATTGACAAGTGCTGAGATAACAACTCCAACGGCCCCAGTAAACTACAAGAAAATAGAGGGAAAATCAACAATTAGTGTAGATGATTACCACGACAATATAACATTTATAGGCACGCTAAGTGGCTTCGACCTACCAGTTGTTATACAAATATATAATGCGTTATCTGTTGATGGACTCACGGCAGCATTTAAAGATAAGGACGATATGGTAATCCCAGTTAAATTTGAGGGGCATTATGGTGAGGACGATCTTAATACACCGCCTTTCGCGATATTCATACCATTCACTCCAACAGGAGGTGGCGAATAATTATGAGAAAGTTAATGTTTAAGGATTGTTTGGCATTGGCCAGAGTAATGAGAAAAACTAATATTAGTGATCAGCTTTCTGAGATTGCTGAGAAGTCCAAAGATAAAGGTGTAAACATTCAAAAAGTAGGGGCTAAAGCTGTTTTTGCGATGTTTGAATCATGCGGAGATGAAGAGGCAGAAAAGGAGATATATAAACTTCTCGGAGATATATTTGAAGCAGACGTTGAACATATGCCTATAAATGAAGTTATTGAAAGCTTCAAAAAGTTAGCTGCAGAGAATAATTTAATGGGTTTTTTCAGGCAAGCAAGTCAATTGATCCAATAGCGGTCACTGACTTGCTTCTTTCTCGGTATGGGGGCGGGTATAACAATATACTTGCCCTTGATTTTTTAGATGCAGTTGAAATTATCAATCACGCAATAAAAACAAAATCAGAAGATTTTTTGAGACTTAGGTGGGCTATTAATCATGATCATATAGCTTTTGATGAATTTAAAATGGCATTAGATGTGAGACAGACAGTGGAAGATAAGCCTGTTGAAAGTATACTTGCTGATGTTTTTAAGGTCATCGAAGGAGGTGGTAAGCAGTGAATATATTTACTTTAATGGGTACAGTTTTAATTGATAACGCAAGAGCAAACGAAAGTATTAGTAGCACTGGAGATGCCGCAGATAATCTATCTACAAGAATTGGAAATGGCATGAAGAAAGTCGCTGAGGTTGGTGCTGTAATAGCCGGTGCCACAATAGCTGGGGCGACAGCCTTATCAGGAATCGCTATGAAATCAGCTGAAACAGCAGATAGAGTAGATAAATTAAGTGCTAAAATTGGAATAAGTAAACAGTCATTTCAAGAGTGGGATTATATCCTTGGTCAAAACGGGATGGATGCTGAAAAATTGCAAGTTGGAGTTAAAACATTAGTATCTCAAATGGATGCCGCTGCAAGTGGAAGTGCCAATGCTACAGAAGCATTTGGAAAACTAGGGTTAAAATGGACAGATAATACAGGAAAATTAAAATCTCAAGAAGTGATGATGAATGAAGCAATCATGGCACTTGCTAATATGCAAAATGGCACTGAAAAAGCGCGGTTAGCTACGGAGTTATTCGGCAAGGCAGGCATAGAAATGATGCCTATGCTTAATAATGGCGCTCAAGGGATTACTGATCTCAAAGATAGAGCGCATGAGCTTGGCTTGATATTAAGCGATGAAACAGTAAATGCTGGCGTAGTGTTGGGTGATACCATGGATGACGTAAAAGACAGTTTCGGTGCTATAGTTACTAAAATAGGCGCTGAGGTTATGCCTGTTGTCCAAGCATTCCTTGACCAGGTGATTCAAAACATGCCTCAGATACAGTCAGTTGCAGAAATAGCATTTACTGTTATAAGTGCTGTTCTTGGATTTGTAATAGATAACCTTAATATTTTATTGCCTATATTAGGTGCCGCAGTAGCGGGTTTTGCGGCCTTTCAGATAGCAACAGCAGTAGCTGGTTTTATAGCAGCATATCAGACAGCTGTAGCCGGTGCTACAACAGCTACAGGTATATTTAATGCTGTATTAGCCGCGAATCCTATAGGTTTAATAGCGCTAGGAGTAGCCGCGTTAATTGGATTGATAATAGCGCTTGCTCTTAATTGGGACAAAGTTAGTGCAGCAATGAGTGCAGCATGGGATGCAATCAAGGATTTAGCATCTAACATGGTAAATGGTATAAAAGATGCTTTCAGCAATATGTGGGGCACTATCAAAGGATTTTGGGATGACGTGGTGGATTGGTTCAAGTCTATCCCAAAAAAAATGGAGGATTTCGGTAAAAAAATTATAACAGGTTTATGGGATGGTATAAAAAACATATTCGGGAAGGTATCCACATGGATAAATGAAAAAGTTGATTGGGTAAAAGATAAGCTTATGTTTTGGAAAGATAGCAATGACGAAATGTCAACCACCAACGCTAAATCACCTTCAAACTCAGCATATAAGGTAAATGGTAGTCATGCAAATGGGCTAGATTATGTCCCATTTGACGGGTATATGGCAGAGGTGCACGAAGGAGAGGCTATCTTAAAAAAACAAGATGCTAGTAATTGGCGCAACGGAGGGGCATCGTCTATGGATGAAACAAATATTTTATTGCGCACTCTCATATCTAAAGTAACTAGCTTTGAACAGACTACTGCAAACCTACCACGCACAACTAATTATCTTAATCGTGGCGGCAATTTAGGGGGGGCGATGTAAATGGCAGACGGTTATAGTGGACAAACCATGATCGTAGAAGACGACCTCAATCAATATTATGCCAACATACAGAATGGCAAGATTTCTAGTATTATTTTGGGACAATTTACATTTTATGATTCTTCGCACTCGGCATGGTTCAATATTACTATAGATATATATTACAGGAACTCAAGCGGAGTTATGACTTTTGGAGAAACAAGAAATTTCAATCTCACATATGGCGGTGGGGATTCCCAGAGATTTCATTTCCCAACTGGTGTAATAAATTTAACAGGTTATATTACCAATAACACGCGTATAGAATTCAGGGTAACAAATCCAACAGTTAATTTTGTAACAGATACTGGTCCTTACAAAACCATATACACAACATACAGCACCCCATTGATAAGCAATATAAACGTATCGCAGAGGTTTACGGATAGGCCTACAACAGTTACATTTAATGTTGATTTTATGAACAGTTTTATTTGCAATATCAAAAATACAGACGGGGATATATTGCATACTGCTAGTGGCGGAACTACCCCCAGTGTATCAATACCTAGTAACATTTTTGCTATTGGGACAAATACCGTAGAAATAATAGCTACGCACATCAATGTCCAAGGGTCAGGAAGCGAAAACATAACATTTGAGAACACTAACCCTGCAGTAACAACATTAGATCCTAACAGCATACAAGTCAATCGATCAAACCCTATAAACGCGGAATTTAGCGGGGCGAATGTTACTACATGGGCGTATGAGTGTATTCAAGGCGGCGTTGCGAAGTTCACTACCAGTGGAACGGGTGCTGTAATATCTCCAATCCCTGCAAATGTATTGAGTAATGGCGAGGCTAAAAATAAGCTTACAGCAACATATATTCCTTCATGGGCAACAAGTCCATCAGATCATAAAATAGTCGTAAAAGAAACAATATTTTCCGTATATGGCGCTCCGTCTAACCCTGTATTATTAGTTGATAATATCTATAGTACTCCATATCCGCTAATGAGATGGTCAAGCGCATCGGAACAAGTAAGTTATAGGCTTAAAATAAAAGATGGTGCAACGGTCATTTTGGATAGCTTAGAAGTTTATGGGAGCACTATAAGAGAGCATCTATTTGACAACCCCCTCACAAATCACAAAACTTATACAGTAGAGTTGCAAATCAAGAACCAGTACAATCTATGGAGCGCGACCGTAACAGCCACATTTCAAGTGGAATTTGCAGAACTAGCACAGCCAACATTTAATATTTATGCCGATGGCATTAATGCATCAATTGTAATTAATGTTGAATCAGTTCCAGATATTAATTTCCACTATCATGAGATTCATAGGCGGGAGCTTAACGGCTCATGGGTTAAAATAGCAAGAGACTTAGAATTAATGGATGAGTATAAGGATTTTGCTTGCGCAAGTGATATCGAATATGAGTACAAAGTAAGGGCTATAGATGCGAACACAGCATATACAGACAGCGTTGTTAAACTTTGCAAGGTCACATTTAGTAAGACAATTTTGAGCATACCATTCACTGACACTTTTTATGCTGTTAGATATAATATCAAGAAGTCCCTGGATCACATAGATGATAGGACTTTTGTAATGTATAGCGGGCTTAGTAAGCCTAAAATGCTACAAGGAGCGTCTAGTTATAAATCAATAGGCATAAGTTGCACTCTCAGGAATAAAGACGAATATGACAAATTTATTGATATTGTAGCAAACAGAGTCCTGCTACTAAGGGACGGTAGAGGCTTTAAATCTTACGGGGCTATCACGTCCATTAAAGATAGTTTTGAGCACCCTATATACAGCAATACATCATTTAATTTTACAGAGGTTTATTACAAGGAAGGTGATTATATTGAAAATGAACAGCGACCTCTTAGTTTTGCTGACTCAGAGTGGTAGGAAAGAAACATATATATATGAGCTTTTAGATTATCAGGATGTGTATAAGACTACACTAAATAATTGTAAATCATTTAGGATGGATTATAATTCGCTTGATAGCATAAAAGGAAAAGCGACTATTTCGATGACAGATGATAACCAAATTAATTTCCTTACAGACAGAATTAAAGTTACGATGCAAATAGACACCATGGGAATGCAATTCAAATTTCCGCTTGGTGTTTTTCTTATATCGTCTCCTTCAGCTTCACGCAATGGAAGTGTTTCAGATCTAAATGTAGATGATAGGGATGTGCAGCTATACGATAAACTTTATATTCTATATAATGACCCAATATTGGCTGATTACGTCATTCCATCAGGCGCTAATGTATACACATCAATAATCAGCTTAATTGGTACTTATACTTACAATATTCCCGAAACAACTCGGCTCACAACAACAGATAGGGTTTTCCCTATTGGTACAAGAAAGCTAGAGATAATTAATTACCTATTAAGCGTCATTAATTATCATAGTCTTTGTGTCGATGGTAATGGGTACTATTATTCAGCTCCATATGTAAGGCCAGAAGATAGGGGCATTGACATAGAATACACCTCAACGGAAAATCACGCATTAGAAGTGCAGTTCCATGATGAATTAGATGTATTCGATATACCTAATATATTCATATTTGTTACAAATAACTCGGATGGCGACAATCTAAGCTATGTGTATACTAACAGTAACCCAGACAGCCCCACTAGCACAATTAGTAGACATGCCAATATAGGCAGCGAAGTGCAAACTGTAAGCGATTGTGCTAATCTAGATGACTTAATAGTTAAGGCTAAAAATTATGCAAATGATTACAGTACAAAGTATAGACATCTAAAATTTAATACGATGATTTTACCTGTCCACGGGTATTTAAATTGCTTATTAATTCAAAATGAAAAATTTAACGGGAAAGTTATAGAAACATCATGGGGCATAGATAGTCAATCTAAAACCATGTACCATAACCTGAGAGAGGCGGTGGCTATTTAGATGCAGATGGGCGAAATTAGGTTTGCCAAGGCAGTAGACGTGACGGCGGATGGAGTAAAAGTCATATTCCCGACTCAGGCACTTGCTGATATTATATATTATAAAAAGTACAAGCATGTTGCCGTAACACTTGATGATACTGTGGCAATGAAATGGACTGGTGTCACATATATCTGCGAGGGGGTGATTTAATTGAAGTACACGGGAGATATAATATCTCACAAAATTTTAAAAGCTAATTTGCCTACAGAACGTGTTGTAGGTGACCATGTGTATTATGTTATTAATAATTCCGGAGATTTAACAGGAGAGATATGGATTAATGATAACTCTGGCCAGTTAATATGCTGTGCGAAAGATTTCACTGATCAAATAAACATTTTAAATGGAATTGCGTTTAAAAAAGCAACAACTATCTCGGATTCCACAATGAGTTTAAATGATGAATCGGCAAGAGTTCACGGTAATTATGTGTCGGTATTCAACAACGCACCATTTAACGGCAGAACATTTTTGAGTGTGTATGAACATAGTCCAACAACTAACATACAAATTCTTTTTGGTACGCTAGGTTATGCACATAGAAATGTAGCAAAAACAGGCGATGTATCCACGGTAAAATGGAATGTGTTAGCTACCACTGATAAAATAGACACTTTATGGACAGGTAGCGCATCAAGCGGGGACATAACCCTGTCAGCAAGTATAGAAAGTTATAATGAAGTTATTATGTATGTGGGTAAATCTGGAGTGTACTATAGCCAACAATGCAGTATGCTTGCGCCACTGTACCCCGCCAATATAGGGTATTCGTCAGCGTTGGTGGCAAATTACTATGCGGGGGCTTTTATACTAATACCAAAAACTATAGTTGCTGGAAATCTTGTATACACTATACAAACAAACCCATCTACATCAAATATTTTTAGTGTACGCGGAGTAAAGAGAGGAAGTGTATAATATGCAATACTATATTACAACAATCGTCATTGATGGCGTGGGTGCAGTTATAGACGACTATGGTACAGGGTTAGGAGACAGAGGTGAACTGATTGAAACAGATATTGAAGGAGTATTAAAACATAATTATAAGTTAGTTAATGGAGAATTAGTGGCACTAACAGAAGAAGAAAAATTGTTATTAATACAACCATTACCAATAAGTGAAATTGAAATTTTGCAAAGTCAAGTCTACTCACTGAACGACACAATTATAATGCTAACTATGACTATAATGTAGGAGGGAGAAAGGAGATGAACCCACAAATGGCCAGTTTTTATATGATTATAACAGACAGCATCAAAAGAAAGGCTTTTAGCAAGGAATATTTTGAGCAAGTAATTGCTAAATGGAACTTGAATGGATGGCTAACAGAAGAAGAAACTACAAACGCATTGGCACTACTTGAAGAAGTATTCGCAGAACCAGTAGAATAGAATTTCAGTTTTATAAGCAGAAAAACAGTAACGCCAGAGGGCGTATTTTTTATGCCCTCTTGCAAACAAAAGAAAGGGGATGATGCATTGGACACACCATCAATCATTGTAATGGCGGCAGGGCTTGCATTAACTATACTCAACATATGGGACAAAATAAAAACAACCGGCAAAGCAGAGGGGATAACAACCTCAGACATCACCACAATTAAGACTGGTAATGCCACTATATTAGTGCAGCTTGATAAGATGGACAATAAGATGGACAACTACCAAGAACGCCTTGTAAGAGTGGAAGAGAGCTCTAAGCAAGCGCATAAAAGGATTGATAGTTTAGAGCATAGAAACGGTTAGGAGGTTGTCATGGGTATCAACATAAATATCACAAAAAAGCCTAAAAGGAAAATGGAGTTCTCAAAAAGGATATTTACAATAGTATCCTTTTTTTGTGTCATTATAACCATTTTTACTATGGCGGCAATTTGGAAAACGAATGACACATCTGCATTGGCCTATCTCATACCTTCATGGTTTGTTGAGTTGGCCACAGCCACAGGGTTTTATTATGACAAAGCAAAAGCGGAAAATATTAATAAAAACAAAACCAAGGAGGATTTAGAAGATGGAATTTAACATGATTATGGCATTGATAGTAGTTTTTTTTACAGTGGCGTCCATGGTGCTGATACCGTGGCTAAAGAAAAAAGGTTGGTGGATGGCTACGCTCTTTGCAGTTAATATCGCAGAGCAGATATTCAATTATGCTAAAGCTGGGCCGGATAGATTTGCATGGGTTGATAAGTTACTGCAGCAGCTCATCCCGAAACTGACGGCACTCGAAAGAGAAATGTTGATAGAGGAATTAGTAGATCGAATGAATGGACTTAAGGAGGGTTAATGATGACAACCAATGAATTTATTTCCAAAATAGGCAGTTTCGCCATGGTAGACCAGAAAAAAACTGGCATATTGGCATCCCTTACAATAGCCCAGGCTATATTAGAGAGTAATTGGGGCAAGAGTGGTCTAACTACAAGCGCAAATAATCTTTTCGGTATTAAGGGTGCATATAAAGGACAGAGCATCACCATGCCTACGACAGAGTATCGCAACGGTATAAAGAAAACAGAAAATGCAACATTCCGTAAGTACCCTAGTTGGGCGGAAAGTTTGGAAGATCATTCTTCTCTATTTCTCAGGTTGGATAGGTACAAGAATCTTAGAGGGGAGACAGATTATAAGACGGCTTGTAAAAACGTGCAGTCAGATGGATATGCTACAGACCCAGCGTATGCAAGTAAGCTTATAGGCCTTATAGAAAAATACAATCTTACCAAGTACAATTATGTAAAGGAATATCCAGCACTTAAACAAGCAGCACATAAGCTGGCTAAAAATATGACTATTAGTAACCCGGAACTATGGGAAAGCGTAGAAGTAATTAATCTTAAAAACGTTCCGGCATTATTACAAAAAATGGGTGGAGTAGACCGTCTTGCAAAAGACAAAATTATATCTGACACATTACTATGGACCAGTGGCACCTACAAACCTGAGCACGTACGTAGTCTTATAATAAAATACGCAAATATGGCATAAGGCAGGGATATCCCTGCCTATTTTTTTTATCTTCAAATTCAGTTTTTATTCAGCCTTTTCCTTCTTTTAATAGCCCGTATATTCCACATATGATTTTTAAGACTTCTCCCGCATTCATCGGAACATGTTATTTTGCTAGTGTGCGTCTCAAATTTTTCATGGCACCACGCACATGTTCTAGTCCCTAACCTTCTCCTTTTATTTCTTACCGGGTTGATAATATGCTTATTTAATTTATAATATTTTAAACTTGTAATCCGATCATATTCCATCGCATGTATTTTTTTACAGTCTTCACAAAATTTTTGTAAACCACCCATCACAATATAATCCTTACCACATCTTTCACATATGTCTGAGCTGCCTAACTTTCTAAAGGTGCCAAATTTGCGTCTTTGTTTGTGTTGCCTGTTAGTCTCTCTTACCCTCTCAACCCTACAATCAGGGCAATAATATGCTCTTGGTCCACCAATAAATATCTTACTACATTGGATGCAAGTTCTATTTTGCAGCATGTATATTTAATCCTCTTTTCTCATTTTCTCTATTAGCTTCTTAATCTCAATAAGTTCTTCATCTGTAACATAAATATTTTGCTTCTTCCTACCAGTAGATGGACGTCCAGCACCTTCCCTTTTACCGCCCCTTATAGGATTGCTTTGGCAATCTCTCCCGTAACTAGAGAGAGAGCAGAGCGAGCAATCAACACTATCCACAGTACAATATTCTTTCATTAATCCACCCCCATTCTGTCGCTGATAAAGCATATACAAGGAGATCATCACAAATGAGCCGACCTCCTTATATTTAGCATCTACCCTATTATTAAGTCTTCTGTCGCTACTTCAAGATATCTATTCAAGAATTCTTCTTCGGTGCATGGAGCTAATTCAAAATGTACTTTTTCACGGATATCATCATCCATCATGCTAACTATTACATCCCAATCCATGTTAGATATAGCATCTTGTACTGTGCAAAAAGAGTTCCCATTGTTTATTGATATATTTTTCATTTTTAAATCTCCCCCGGTTCGTTGCCTTATTGCAACCGCAACCCTTAACTTGATTTAAGTATACCATATTCAAGTTTGAATTACAACCCCTAAAATCAAATTATTTTCATAATAAAATAGAATTTTGATTAAATCTATTTAGATTTGATTAATTCGAAAAATTTGGTATAATAAGATAAAAAACATAGGGGGTATATTGTGATGGCCGATAACAACGAATATGATCTTGATAAAGAAGATGAAGAGTTATTTTCAAAAAATAAAAATTGGTGGCATGAAACCTATGCTTTTAAAGTCTACAAAGCCTTTGGCATAATGCATCTTATCGTTGCGTTGATATTTGTGTTTTGCTATATTGCTATATTGCTACCGGCATTTATTAAATATGGGTATGATTCACTTAATAAGTTTATAAGCTTTTTAGCCAAAGGCGAACAAATGTGGATTGATATTTATTGGGGATGTTTCATAATGTCGCTAGTATCTATAGTTATTGTTTTTATAGCCAATAAGGTGGCAGATCAAATCTATAGTGGCAATAAAAACAAAAAAATATCAGATGATTTTGAGGGGTTATAATGAATAAAAATACTAAGATTGTATTATCTGTAATAGCTATATTTTTTGGTTTTATAATAGTTAGCTCCATATTTGGTTATTTTGTGACTAGGGATTTAACAGGGTACTCTATAAAAAACAGTGCTTCTTATTATTTTGGAGAGGATATTGAATTTTATAATAATGATGGTAACATACAAATAAATGCAGTGGTTACGAATGGTTATTTATCTGTATCAGATTATACTAATTTAAGAAATTTTCTTGGGAGATTAAGAACTAAAAATGATAAAGGCTCTATATACTCAATAACCATAAGTTTTCAAGGTATAGGGGTTGCTGCAGTAGTAACTAAGGATATATATAATAATGACTGGATGAGTATTTCGGATACAAAAGAATTAGCTAGGTTGACTAGTATGACGACATTTTAATTTTATTCGAAATAGTCATAACAATTATACAATAGTAATAAAAGCTTAATACAACTCAATACCCTAATTGTTGTTTATTTAACAATTATGTTTTATAATAATATCATATAGACATAAGGGGGAGTGCATATGGCAAACACAGATATAAGTACATACAAAAATACATGCTAAAAAAGACTAGGATAAATTATCTTAGTCTTTTATTTTTATACTTATGTATAATTTTTAATAGGTATGTTGTCGAAAACTAGTTCAGCTTTTATATTCATTTGCTAAGCTGTTTAGTAGTGCGCTAAATTTAGATTTCAATATCTTATATTCATCAGATGATAAATGTTTAAAGTTGTAATTAATCAAGAATAATTTAAACAGGTCATCTGTAGTAGTTAACAAGTTTAGGGTGTTAACATCAAGAGCATTTGCGATATCTTTTAATATGTCCAAGGTAATTTGCTCGTCACGCTCGTAGTATTGTATAGACCTAACATTACGGCGGATTTTCTTAGCAAGATCTTCTTGTGTCATATCGCGATCTTCTCGCAGTTCTTTGATTTTTTGGCCTACTGTTTTCAAAGCTAATCACCTCAAAGTATTATAGCATTGAGATAATTAGCTTAATTCGTAACCCGAAGAAATTATTCGGGTAAACAATCTGAAATACAAAGTAATATTTCGTATTATTACATAGGAGGGCATATGAGCGATATAATAAAAACACTTTATGATTCAATTGATACAAAAGATTTTTTAAGCAAAGAAAACAAAAATATTGAAATTGAATCCATTAATAAATTGAAAAATGTACTTGATAACGAATGTAAGGGATTCTTAGAAGATATGATTCAAATCATGTTAAAAAATAATGACATAGTATGTTTTGAACTTTATGAGAGAGGTTTAAAGGATGGGTGTATGATTAAAGAATTATTTAAATAAAAACGGTGGCATTTAATAATCGGAAGTGGATACTAAGTGTTGCCCCTCACCTCCACTCTTAGTATCCACTTCCACGATGTTTTTAGTCTTGAAGTGGATACTAAACTTATTATCGTGAACCATGATTTTATCTATAAACATGTTGAGAACTTTTCTCTGATCTTCATAAGGTTTACTTGTAATATTTTTACCTATGCTTAATATATCTATTATTTCCTGCTTAGTTATAACTGGACAGGATTTTATTTTTTCTTCTATGATGAAATGGTTAAGTTCTTTTTTTTGTTGTTCTAACTCATTAAGTTTATTTTTCAAGCTACTATTTGTTATTCCTTCTGATATAGCATTGATAATATTTTCTATCTTAGCATTTATTATCTTTATTTGTTTTTCAAACTCATTAATGTCTGAATCAACTTCATTTTTACTTCCTATATAAAAATCATATATTTTTTTAGCAAAATCATTAATAAATTTATCATTAAAAACCTCTTCTTCTAAATGTCCAAGCACAGCTTTTTCAATTTTATCTCTATCTAAAGGTTTTTTCACACATGTTTTAAATTTTTTACGTGTATTGCATATATATCTCACATATAAGTGTTTGTATCCCCTTCCACCTAATGATCGAGAACCACTCATGACGCCGCCACATTCACCACAATACAAATAACCACTAAGTAAATATTTTTCTTTCGCTTTATAACTTTGAGACGCTATTTTTTTTTCTATTTTTTTGGATTGTACTTTTTTGAACAATGATTCTTCTAAAATACTGGGTATCCCGTTTTCTATTCTAATAATCTCGTCATCGCTGTTTTCTATATCCTTCTTTAACCCGTTAATTATTACTCTTTTTTTTCTATTGAATGTATATATTCCTATATATTTTTCGTTTTCTAAAATACTTTTCAATGAACCAATACTAAAATTTTTGCCAGCTTTCGTTTTATATCCGTTATCATGCAACCAATTGCATATATCATGATTCCTTACGTCAGATAAATACATTTCGTAAATTTTCTTTACAGCTATAGCTTCAAACTCATTTATTTCATATTTATTTTCAGTGTTAACATTATATCCAAATGGCGGGAACCCACCAGTATGTTTACACTGATATGCAGTCTCCCTCATTCCTTTCATTACTTCTCTTGACAAATTTTTAGAGTAATACTCAGCCATTCCCTCTAACATACTTTCTAATATTACACTTTCAGGACTTTCATCCAATTGCTCTGTAACAGATATGAGCCTCACATTGTTCTGTTTCAATTTTCTTTTATAGTAAGCAGAGTCATACCTATTGCGAGCAAATCTATCCAGCTTATGGACTACGATGCAATCAAACAACCCCATGTCTATAACCTTAAACATCTTTAAAAACTCAGGTCTATTATCGTTTGTTGCAGTCTTAGCTTCATCTGCATATACCTTAACAATTTCAATATTGCTTGATACACAGTATTTTTCTATTGCACGAATTTGAGCTTCTATGCTTTCTTGCCTTTGGTTATCAGAACTATATCGTACATATATAGCTGCTTTCATAAATACCTCCTATATTATGTTGATATTTACATAGTTTCTTCTAATATTTAAAGCGTTTTTGCTAACTCCAAAAGTTCTAGCTATATAATCCTCTGTTAAGAATTCAAACTTTTGTAATATATGTTCTGGCATCAATAAAGCTGATGCGAAAGCATTTGCATGTTTATCTAATTCAGAGTGCATTACTGAACTTATAAAGTTATTGCAATTAAAATGTCCTAAAACTATATGCCCTATTTCATGGGCTATTGTAAAATTACACCGCCCGTGGTAAAAAGAATTATCTATATATATCCTATATTTGTTTTTAGCAGAGTTGAATAAAGTATATCCCTCTTCACCCTCAAGATCATCATAAAACAACTCTATATTATAATTTTCATGCACTAAATCTAAAGGGTTTATTGGTAAATCATTTTCATCTAAATTCATAGTTAATACGTAAGCTTTAATTCTGTCATAATTATAATCTAATATCATGCATTTCCCCCTAAACGCTCATTTATATTATTCTTCTTCTAAAAATGCTTCCATGAGTTTTATCATCTTAGCCTTTGCTTGTGGAGTCAACTCTTTAGTTGCCCGTCTTAGCACTTGTATACCTTCTGGAAATTCTTGTTCTAAATAGTTTAAATAACTATCCCTGCCTAACAGATAATCCATAGATACATCAAAATAATCAGCTACTTTTTGTAGCTTGTCTGAATTAGGCGCAACAGCATCCCATTTTCTTATTACACCTCTTCCAATTTCAATATTCCTTTCTAGTTCTGTTAATGTAATATCTTTTTTTTCACATAAAGCTTTGATCTTATCAACAATACTCATTATTTACACCTCTAAAAAAATATTGTAGGTTTAAAATCGAATATAACTGTTGACAATGCGATTTAAACCGCATATAATAATATTAAGCTAAACCAAAAGGCAAAAATATCCAACAGTATAAGCAATTTAAAAACAACCGTTCCCCAACGTATGTTTATTTATCATGCTTTGTTGTACGATTTAAAACTACTATAATATATATTATACGGTTTTAAATCTATTGTCAAGGTTTTAAGCTGAAATTTGTAACAAATTATGAAAAAATTTAGAAAGGATGATGCTATGAATGAATTAAAGGTTTTTGACAACGGAGAGTTTGGGCAAGTGAGATCGACTGTTATTAATAAGAAAGATTATTTTGTGGCGAATGATGTTGCTAGGGCATTAGGATATAGCAACCCAAGCAAGGCTACGAACGACCATTGTAAAAACAGTATTATGTCATGGGGTAACGATTCGTTAGGTCGCAAACAGGAGTTTAAGGTTATCCCGGAAGGAGATGTGTATAGACTGATTACTCATTCTAAATTACCATCTGCAGAACGTTTTGAAAGATGGGTATTTGATGAAGTCCTTCCTTCAATACGAAATAACGGGACGTACATGACGGATTATGTATTAGAAAAGGCACTAAATTCACCAGACTTCTTGATTCAATTAGCTACAAAGCTCAAAAAAGAAAAAGAAACAAGAATTAAAGCAGAAGCTAAGATTGAAGCAGATAGACCAAAAGTTGTTTTTGCTGATGCTGTATCAGTGTCTAAAACTTGTATACTCATAGGAGATTTAGCAAAGCTAATCAAGCAAAATGGCATAGACATAGGACAAAAGAGATTATTTGGATGGTTGAGAACAAACGGGTATCTAATCAAAAGACATGGATATGAGTATAACAGTCCAACTCAGAGGTCTATGGAAATGGAACTATTCGAAGTGAAAGAGACAACAGTGACACATAGTGATGGTCATACAACCATCAATAAGACGACAAAGGTTACAGGTAAAGGACAGCAGTATTTTATAAATAAGTTTCTAATGGAAGGACTGAGAACATGACTAAAAACAGGATAAAACTTACACCTTTCGGCAAAGAAGTTGCTAAAAGACTTATAGATCTCGATATGACAAAAACTGATTTAGCTAAAGAATTTGGGATAACTCCGGCATATTTAAATGATATTTTACAAGGCACTAGATTAGCCAAAGAGCTTAAGCCTAAAATTGCGAAATTACTTAATTTAGATTACATAGCGAGCAGGTGATGAAAATGTTGATTAGGACATTAGACTTTGAAGGTAATGTTTTAGGCGAAGAAATTACAGATGAAGAAGTTGAATTTGACTTCGAGAGTGCTTTTAATGATTTGGCTAAACACTATGCAAAAAAACTTATAGCTATTGATAAGGAGGGCGGTATATATAAATTTAGACAAAATGCGATCATAGGCGCCAATACGCAGAGCGCAGTAGCAAATTAAAATAGGGGGTTAGTGATGGGAAATGAAAAAATACTAACTACATATGAAAAAGCAGTCAATGGATTTGGATGCCGTACACAGGCTATCAAAGCAACAGAGGAATTAGCAGAGCTATCCATAGAACTTGCAAGATACGCCTTAGATGACACCAGATACAGCAGAGAAAAGGTACTTGAAGAGATAGCAGATGTGGAGATCATGCTTAAGCAACTTAAGATTATATTTGATTTTTCTCCTGATGAACTGATAGATATGAAATGTCTCAAGGTAGCAAAGCTAGAAATGTATTTACAAGAAACTTTAGATAAGGAGGGTTGAGCATGTTAAGTGAAGAAGCTGTGCGCATCATGAGAGAAAAAAAGCAAGTAGAGCGTGAAGTATTAATAGGCGAACTGGAATACATGCAAACATCCGGATATAGTTCATGGAAAATAAACAACCAGGAGCGTGATATAGCGGTAATTAAAGGTGAAATAAATCAATTGGATATCGTATTGGAAGAAAAATAAAAACTAAAAAGTAAAGGAGATTCACTCATGGATTTTATGCCAACGAAATATGAATTCCTTACTAAAGATGATAGCAATATAGATGGTTCAGCAGTTATATTTTACACCGACTTGAAGCTAAACGATGATTTTCTGACGGATATACCACCGACATTGTTGATGCTAACAGAAGCCGAATTAGAGCATCTAAAGAGCATATCAATATTAGCTCTATTACAGTTAAGTAAACACAATGCAGTTGACCAGGAATTATTAGACCTTAGTAATAAGGTCCACAGGCTTGTTTGGTGACAAGGAGGTCTGGTACAAAAGAAAAGCTGACAGTGAAAACATATGGGAAGTAACTGTAAGGCAATATACTAGCAGCAGTTTTGAAGTAGAAAGCTATTCCAGATTTGCGGTGATAGAAAAAATTGAAGAAGCCATGTACAAAAGAGGGGATAACCCAAGAGAATATAAATTTATACCGGAAGGGTGTGCATGGTAATGGAAGAAGATTATGAGTTTTTGATTATTGATACGCTAAAAAATGAAATAGTGATAGACCCAGGAATTATTAACAATTCCGAGGAAGCTTTTCTAACACTACTGTATCTCAACACAGGGTTAGAAGAAGATGGGCTATTCCCTAGCTTTCAGATGGTGTCAAGGAAGAAAAGCTTATTAAAAACATTAGGAGGCGTTGTATGAAAGGTAAACAGTTAACGGTCAAAGAGATTAAAAATTCTCCAATCTTTACTAAAGTTATTGTTGAAGATTTTACAAGAGGCACTGCACAACTTTGTGTTATTGGTTACACCGAAGATTGCGAACACGTAACTATTGATAATACAGGAGCAAGACGAATTGTTGTTGACGATCACCGAATAGGGTATTTTGAAGACATTGAAACTTTATGTAAAGATGGTATGCACAAACCAACAAGTGCTAGACCAAGAGGAACAGACGCAGCACAGTTAATCACAATTATAGAAACAAAAAGCTTAAGAGGAACAGGTGTTACCGAGTCCGACCCATGCAGAGAAGTCATACAGTATTGGGATTTAGACGGAAATCTTCTGGCTGAAAAAGACCCATATGAACGTAGTTAAAGAAATTGGTTTAGCTTTAATAATCTTAGTAGCTATTATATTAACATTTTTACCATATTGCATGATCGTGGGGTGATGATTTGAAGCGACTTGAATCTCCAAACAGGCGGCAAAAGATATTGATTTCATCAAGAAATCTTAATCCAAAAGATTGGGTGATTGAAAGCGAAAGTAAGGACGTGCTAATGATACAAAGCAAGCGTAATAAGATGCAGAAAAGACCAATTTATAAGGCGGTGATTGAATGACACATTGGATTATTTTAATGTGGATGTGGCTTATAGGGATGATTACAGGTGGTTTAATATACCACTGGGTACAGTTAGGCAAGAGAAGGATTATCGGAGAAAAATCAAAAGAAAATGCACCCACAAACGCCAATAAGTAGGTGCAACTATTTAAAATTTCATGTGAATTATATCACGAAAGGGGATAGTAGTCAATGATAGCAAAAAAATTAGTTAGTACAAAAGATATGCCAGAAGAAGAATGGCTTAAATGGAGAAAAAAAGGTATAGGCGGCAGCGAGGCGGCAACGATAGCAGGGTTAAACCCATGGAGCAGCACATTAAAAGTATATATAGATAAAATCAATGAAGAAGCTGTAGAGCATCAAGATAACGAGTGTATGAGAGTAGGCAGAGACTTAGAAGATTACGTTGCAAGAAGGTTTGAAGAAGCTACAGGTAAAAAAGTAAGAAAGGTTAATTACCTACTACAACACCGGGAACATGAATTTATGCTTGCAAATCTTGATAGGGATATAGTCGGAGAAGAAGCCTTTCTGGAATGCAAGACAACCGGTAGCTATTCGAAAAGTGACTGGGAAGAAGGAGTCCCTTTACACTATGAAATTCAGTGTTTGCATTATATGTCGGTTACGGGTTGTACGCATTGTTACATAGCGGTGCTTATCGGAAATGAAAAGTTTATATGGCACAAGATTGAACGAGATGAAGATACAATAAATAACCTTATTAAAATTGAGAAGGATTTTTGGGAAAACAATATATTGGCAAATGTACCTCCTTCACCAGATGGCACAGATCAATACTCTGAAATGCTTAAAGACAAATATAGTAGCAGTATTACAAGCACTATTGAACTTAAGAGTATTTTCGAACAGAAGCTTAAAAGACGTGATGAATTGATTGAGCTTATAGATGGGATGGAAACAGAAAAGAAGCAAATCGACCAAGAAATACAGGTAGAAATGGAGGAAAATGATCGGGCTATATTAGGAGACAGAGTAATCACTTGGAAGTCGCAAAATAGAGCCACAGTTGACTCAAAGAGATTAAAAGAAGAACAACCAGACATTTATAAAGCCTACAGTAAAACGAGCACTAGTAGACCATTTAAAGTTAAATAATAGGAGGTATTAAAATTTATGGATAATAAAGCAAAAAACTCATTACAAGCAAAGGCAACAGGAGAATTAAAAATAAGTCCACAAAAGGGTATGCAACAAATGATGAAGGCTATGGAAAAGGAGATAGCGGCAGCTTTGCCAAGCATGGTATCAAGCGAGAGATTTCAAAGGGTAGCATTAACCGCATTTTCAAGCAATGTCAAGCTGCAACAATGTGATGCCAAGAGCTTTATAGGGGCGATGATGCAAAGTGCTCAATTGGGGTTGGAGCCTAATACACCATTAGGACAGAGCTATTTAATCCCATATGGGACACAAGTACAGTTCCAAGTGGGATATAAAGGCATGATAGAGCTTGCACAGCGCAGCGGAGAAATTAAGACTATATATGCTCATGAGGTAAGAGAAAATGATGAATTTGAAATGGATTATGGGTTAGATCAGAAGCTTATCCATAAGCCGCTGCTTAAGGGTGATAGAGGCGAAGTTATAGGGTATTACGCTGTGTATCATACAAAAAATGGAGGCTATAGTTTTGCATTTATGACCAAGGATGAAGTTTATGATTTTGCTAAGAAGAAATCAAAGACTTTCAATAATGGCCCATGGCAAACAGATTTTGACGCAATGGCTAAAAAGACAGTTGTTAAGCAGCTTTTGAAATATGCCCCAATCAGCATAGAGCTACAACGCAACATATCAGCTGACAGCACTATTAAGACTAAGATAGATACTGATATGACTATCGTAGAGGATGAAACGGAGTATATTGATACGACAGCTCATGAAGAGGAAACGGAGTCAGAAGTATTGCAACAATAATATCAATAGGGATTGATTTCTATCTTGACTAATAAAAGTAGGTGATAAACTTGGCAAGGCCAAAAAAGGACGGACTAGAATACTTCCCCTTGGATGTTTCCGCAGGGATCGATGATGAAATAGAACTACTTGAAGCTGAATATGGCCTTGAAGGTTTTTCTATATTCATCAAGCTTTTACAGAAGATTTATAAAAATAATTATTATTTGGAATGGACAGATAAAGAACAGCTACAGTTCTCTAAAAGAGTCAACACAGACGCCGAAAAGGTTAATCTCATAATAAGCTCGTGCCTAAAATGGGGCTTACTTAATAGCAAGCTTTTTGAACATTACAACATATTGACCTCTCACGGAATACAAGAGCGGTTCTTGCTAGCTATAGGGAGAAGAACATCATATAAAATCTACAAAGAGTATCTATTGATGACGGATGAAGAAATGAAACCATACAAAAATATAGTTTTGCTTACAAAAACCCTAGTTAATGTAAGCAAAACCCCCTTTAATGTTGACATTAATCCCCAAAGTAAAGTAAAGGAAATAGAAAGTAAAGTAAATAGAGAGGAAATAGAAAGTAGTAATAATACTGCTGCTATCCAACAAAAACTTGAACATTGTTTTGGAAGATTAATAAGTCCTTATGAATTAGATGAAATATGTAGCTACTTGAAAAACAATATTCAATTGGAATTAATAGAGAAATCAATAGAAGTTGCAGCAGATAAAGGTGTTAGGGATATCAAGTATATCAAGAAAATACTTGATAGGTGTTTAGAGAAAAACATATTAACGCTTGAACAGTATGAAATAGATCAACAAGACTTCATAAATAAGATTAAAAACAAATCTTCTTCACAAAACCAAGAAAGCGAGCCAACAACAGATGCTATGAAGAAGTTTTTAGAAGGGGGATAAAATGACTCAAGAAGAATGCAAAGATATTTTAGTGATGTTCAAGGCTTGCTATCCTAATTTCAAATTAGAAATTGGTTCCAATGATTCAAAGTTTTGGTTTGCTAATTTATTAGATTTAGATTTTGAAAAAGCTATGATAGCGGCACAGCAGCTAACTAAAACATCAAAATGGCCTCCATCAATAGCAGAAATCAGAGCTGCATACACAGAACTATTATTGCCTGATCTGGTAGATGCAGAGCAAGCTTGGGGGATAGTAATGTCGGCTATCACAAAGTATGGGGGTATATATTCGTCAAGTGAAGCATTTGAATCACTCCCACGGCAAGTACAAGAGGCTGTAAAGTGGATTGGTGGCATTAAGGCAATATGCAACGCAGAGAATCCAGAAGTGATTAGAGGGCAATTTATACGCACTATGCAAGCTGTAAACACCAGGGTTACTAAAGAGTTGGCTCTAGGTGTAAAGCTTGGAAATCAGATTGACAACCTAAGATTGGCACTAAAAAGACAAGAAGAAACAATGAAGCTTGAAAATAAGCCAGATGCTAAACAAATAGCACAGTGGCCTGATGTTGGTCCGGAAGAAATAGACTTTAACATCAGCCAATGCGATTTACTTAGAAGCTTGGCTAGATCGGCGGTTAAAAAAGATGAAGTATAAGCCGTACAGAGACACAGTTAAGGCACAGGCTAAGAAGGAGAGGAAGAGGGAAGATGCCAATAAGATTTGTAATACCGGGAGAACCCAAGGGCAAAGGCAGACCAAGGATATTTCAAAATAAGCGTACGGGTAAGAGCCAGGCTATAACGCCAGCAGACACATTAAGCTATGAGAACCTTGTGAGGTGGATATATCAAAACACCGAAGGAGCACAGAAGATAGATGACGAGATCGAGGCAAGAATAGTATGCATGTACGGGATACCAAAAAGCATGACAAAGAAAAATAGGCAGCTAGTAGACGAAGGTAAGCTACATCCTACTAAAAAGCCTGACCTAGACAATGTGGCTAAAATCATACTAGACAGCCTAAATAATATAGCCTACCACGATGACAGCCAAGTAGTAAAACTGACAGTAGAGAAGCATTACAGCGATAATCCAAGGGTTGAAGTCACACTATATGAAACGGAGTGGAATAAATGACGATATGTGGTAAGCATGACGGCATACTTGAAAGAGTTAAAAAAATAGAAAAAATGATGAGAAGATATGACAGCCTAGATGAAAGTGAATTGCGTGATCTAGTTAGTGATATAGAGTTTGAGGTTGGATATATAGAGGATGATGCAGAACAGGCTAAGGTTATGGGGCAAAAGATGGAAGATAGGTTATCAAAATATAGAAATGCAATAGAGGGATTGGGGTTCGGAAGAATAATAGAATAAAAACAATTTTTTATAACGTTGGGAGGCGTGAGATGGGCGTAACAATATGCAGTAAAAACAAAAGCATTGATTTAGGATATTTTGGATTCAACTTCCTCAGAACAAAAGTTGCTGATCTGGCAGGCGAAGACATTGGAGAACATTATCGAAAACTTAACACAGCACCTTATTTCGGAGAAGAGAAAAGAGAAAGATTCTTTGAAGAGTATAACAAAAAAACGAATGAACTTGATGAAAAATACAAAGGAGAAATGAATTGCGTTTTGCATTTTATTTATGCTAGTGACTGTGACGCAGAGATGGGGCCGGATGTATGCGAAAAAATATATGAAACAATTAAAGATTACGATGATGATGTGCTATACGGGTATAGTGGAAGACTGGATTGTGCAAAGTTTAAAGATTTTAAAGAGATTGTAAGAGACTGCATTGAAAATAATTGCAGCATGACATGGAGTTAACAAAGTTGAGTTAAGGAGGTATTAGTATGGCAAAGGTAAATGCTGAACTTTATGAGTTTTTAAGAGAACAGGCAATGGAAACTGGAATGTATTATGACGAAAAGCGGAAAGAACTTATAGCTTATGTGCATGTATATTTTTTTAACCTTGAAGATTTAGTAAATGCATTAGGAGGATCGTATTATTTCGATGAAGGCGGAAGAGAAGTAACGATGTTCAAAGACACTATCTGCATAGAGCTCCAAGACATATTTGAGTCTCAAGGAAACTGCATTCTTGATTATAAAAAATGCTTCAGTGAAGACAATTTAAAGAATTATGAAGAGTATTTAAAGGCTGAAGCGGATAAATAAAAGTGATTTTTGTTGAGGAGTGATAAGGATGGCAACGGACAAAGAAATAGTTGATAGATGTGAAAAGGCTAATCAGCTTATACAGCTCATTGCTAATACGGATAGAAGGTTTTTCTATTGTAAACTTACAGATAACATAGCAAGTCTAGAGGTTGCTGACAAGAATAAGATTGTTCTAATTGACGATTATTCAAGAAAAAAGGTTGATATAAACAAAGAATATAGTGAATGGCAAGGGTTTAGTCATGGAGGCACATTGCATAGATTTGTTTATGCATTAGGGCAATGGGTTAAAGGTAATGACGAGTTCTTTTACAATATGTATTCAACAACATGGGCTTATACAATGGATGGTATGTGCAGCATAGTAGAAAAATCAAGAGACCTCGGCATGATACCGGAGGATGAAGAAACATTTAAAGAGTTCTACGAAAAGCAAAGCAGTAAAGGGTATGTATATTAACAAAATAATGATTTATGAGGTGGTTTAAGTGACAAACGGAGATAGAATACGGCAAATGACAAATGAGGAACTAGCATCATTCATCTTCAATGCTATCGAAAATACAGAATGGGATGAAGATGGAAACAATAATTTTGAGGATAACTGGAATGAGTGGCTGGATAAAGAGGAGTCAACATGAGAATTGTATCAGATGATGGATTTTTTAATAAAGACCTGCATCATAAGTATGTCATGGTTATTACCGCAAAAGGAACATATAAAGGCATAGTGACGGAAGCGTTTGAGGAAGTGATATCAGTACAGATTGATGATGAAGAAAGGAAAACGCTGCTAGTTGATATTGACGATTTAAAGGCTTGCAGAGCAGCGGTTTTAGTATTAGGCAGATGTTATTTAATAAAATAATTTATTTATTAGAATGGGGGTTGTGAAATGAAGTATTATGTATATCAACATATTTATAAAGATGCTAATAAGAAAAGAGATGTGCAAATTTTGGATGTAGCAGGTCTTGGTTCGATGGGATTTCATCAAGAAGAAGTGAAAGAAAGAGGACATTCATTTACTATTTCATATCCATTTGGAACTCTTGCAGTTAGTGAACGTAACACTAAAAAAGAATCTGAGGATATGGTTAATTTATTAGTATTACAAAATAAGGAGAATATAATCGTTATCTAATAAAATTAGTTATTTATTAGATAGGGGGTGTAGGTTTGGGAGCATTAAAGTGGCCAGGTGCCAAATGGAGTATAGCTGATAAGATAGTGCAGCTACTTCCACAACATAAGATATATCTTGAACCATTCTTTGGGTCCGGAGCGGTATTCTTCTCAAAGGCCCCATGCAATACTGAGGTCATAAATGACCTGGATGGTGACATAGTGAATCTTTTTAAATGCATAAGAGATTATCCGGAGGAGTTGGCCAAACTTATAGAACTTACTCCATACAGTAGACAGGAATACAAGGAGTCATATAAACGAGAAGGGAACGGATTAGAGAGGGCAAGACAATTTGTTATCCGCTGCAACATGGCTAGAGCGGGAATGCAATATTATAGCTCCAGCTGGCGACACGCAGGTCCGGTACTTGGAGCAACTTGCAAGCAGAGAGTTACCGGAGCATGGAATAAAGTTCCGGAACAGATATTAGAATCAGCTAAAAGGCTTAAAGATGCAGAAATAGAAAATACGGATGCTTTGGACCTAATAAAAAAGTATAACAGAGAAGATTGTCTTATATATGTTGATCCACCATATTTATTAAGTACCAGGAGACAGAGATATTACAATGTTGAAATGGAAACAGATGAACAGCATGTTAAATTACTTGAAGTTCTAAAAGAACATTCAGGACCTGTGATATTAAGTGGCTATGATGCAGAGCTATACAATGACTTACTTAGTGGATGGACCAAGTATGAAATAAATGCACAAGCCGAACAAGGGAAACGAAGAATAGAAGTTATATGGTCCAACGTAAAGGATACACAAATCACATTGTTTGGGTAATAAAATTGACTTTTGAAAGGGTGAAAATATGAGTGAATGGAAAGACATAAAAGAGGGTCCACCACCAGTAGGAAAGGTGCTAATTGTTACGGTATATGACCATTGTAGGCGTAGGGATGAATTAAGGTATCCAGTCTATTATCAGCAAAAAACATACGAAGATGGTTACGGATTTTATACTTTTGGATGCGAATATCTAGTGCCAGAAGTAAGCGAAGTGATAGCGTGGATGCCGATGCCTAATGTATGGGATGGAGAAGGTATAGTTGAAGAGAATGAAGAACAAAAATATCCATTCGGACGATGTCACAAGTGCAGCGAAGAGTTTAACTCAGAACTAATCAATGAATATAATATTACTCACTGCCCTTATTGTGGTGAGAAGATAAGATAGACAAATCCGAATTTGAAAGGGTGAAAGAAAATGGAAGACGATTATGAGAACTTAATTAATCAATGGTTTAATTACTGCGACTCAGTAGAAGAAGTAGCAGAATTATATGCAGATTTAAAAATGGATATAAAACAACAAATGATGGATAGGATGAAGTATTTAATAAATAAATACGAATAAAATTCGAT